GCTTCTTAGTACCCTACTTTACAAACTTTACAGGTAGGGCAATATTCTTAGATGCCAGCGATATGCTGATGTTGGCAAACATAGACAACTTAAGCAAACTCTTTGACCCAACCAAGGCGGTGCAAGTTGTTAAGCATGAGTATCAGACTAAACACCCAAAGAAATACATTGGCACACCAATGGAATCGGCGAATCGGGACTATCCACGAAAGAATTGGTCAAGTTTAATACTTTGGAATTGCGATCACCTAAGAAACAAGGTACTAACACCCGAATTTGTGGACGATCACTCGGGTGCGGAACTTCACCGATTCAATTGGTTACCGGATTCCCTTATCGGTGAGCTACCGAAAGAATGGAATGTGTTAGTTGGCGAACAAGAGAACAAGAACGCCAAGATTGCCCATTACACGCTAGGCATCCCTGAGTTTGACCATTACAAAGACTGTGATTTCAGCAAGCAATGGTTTAACACCAAAAGCCGTATGATGAATGGCTTAATTAAAATGAGGGAGCTAGTTGATGGATGATTACCAAACAAAGCTTAAATAATACTTTATTATGAATACTGAAACTAAAGTAGTTAAAACTAGAAAGAAAGCAGGCGGTCGCATTGTGGGTACGCCTAATAAGGTCACAGCGCAAGCTAGAGAGGCGATTGCGATGTTTGTGGATGGTAATGCCCACCGACTTGCACAATGGCTTGATGAGGTCGCTATGGGCGTTCCCGAGCATGACATCAAACCCAACCCCGCAAAAGCCTTTGAGTTATTTCAAAGCGTGGTTGAGTACCATGTACCCAAGTTGGCTAGAACGGAAATCACCGGCAAGGATGAGGGGCCGGTAGAAATGGTGGTGACATGGGGCGGCGTGAAGTAATATTGCCCTATTCCCCAAGGGCGGCATTCATGCCATTTCACAATAGAAGTGAGCGCTGGTCTTGTTTAGTTGCACACCGTAGGGCGGGAAAGACCGTAGCGGCAATCAATGACTTAATTAAGCGAGCTATCACTGAGGGCAATCGATCCGCCCAGTACGCTTACATTGCACCATTTAGAAGCCAAGCCAAGCGGGTGGCATGGGATTACCTTAAGTATTACGCCGCACCGGTAACTAATGCCACAAACGAATCCGATTTGTCGGTGGAATTGATAAACGGCGCAAAGATCATGCTATTTGGATCGGACAATGCCGATGCCATGCGGGGATTGGGATTTAACGGCGTTTACCTTGACGAATACGGCGACTTTAAGCCTAGCGTTTGGGGTAATGTGATACGTCCAACGCTATCAGACCGGTTAGGTTGGGCGGTGTTTGGTGGTACGCCAAAGGGCAAAAACCAATTCCACGACATCTATAAGGTAAGCCAAGTAGTGCCGGATTGGTTTCTTTTGCGGCTACCCGCCTCGGTGTCTAATTTATTGCCCGACTCGGAATTGCAAGCGGCACGGTCACAATTAAGCCAAGATCAGTATGACCAAGAATATGAATGTAGCTTTGATGCCGCTATTCTTGGGGCGTTCTATGGGCAAGAGATGCGCTTGGCTCAAGATGAGGGCAGGATTAGAGAGCTACCCTTTGAGCCTGAATCGCCCGTTTACACCGCATGGGACTTGGGTTATCGGGACGACACCGCTATTTGGTGGTATCAAGTGGTTAGAGGCGAGATCAGGGTAATGGACTATTACGCCGTGTCGGGGGCAAGCATTGAGGAAATAGCCAATGTGGTTAACGCTCGGGGCTATAGATACACCCGCCATTACCTACCGCATGACGCTAGGGCTAAGACGCTGGCCTCGGGGGGTAAGTCCATTGTCGAGCAATTGGCTGCACACCTTGGCGGCATGAGCAAGTTGGCAATAGTCCCCGAGATTGGCATCCAAGACGGCATCCAAGCGGTTAGGATGATCTTGCCAAACTGTTATTTTGACTACCGATGCGATGAGGGATTGGAAGCGTTAAGGCAATATCAAAGGGAATATGATGAAGATAAGAAAACTTTTCGTCAAACTCCACGCCATGATTGGTGTTCACACCCCGCAGATGCGTTTAGAATGTTAGCAGTAGCCTATAGACAAGAGGCAAAAGACGAGACACCGCCCAAGGGCAAGACCCTACAAACCATCACACTTGATGAGTTGTGGGACTACGAGATACAACATAAAGAGGAGCGTATATGAGCCAGCCAGTAGCAGAAGTAGGTGGGTATAAAAACATCACCGCCACAGGCGCAGTAACGCCTGGCCCTTGCCAGTTGATTGGTTTCTACGTTAACAGCACCACCGCAGGCACATTGGTGCTCCGTAATGGCGGGTCAGGCGGCGATGTAATGTGCGGCACGATTACCCCAGCAATTGGTTTTCATCGATTTCCCGCCAACGTAGGTGTCAGTCTATACGCCACAATTGCTGGCACGGCATTGGATGTGACATTCTTCTTTGCCGCTGGTAGTTGATCATGTACGATGAAACCGGCGCATATGAGGGCGAGGACGCTGGCCCTTATTGGCACGATCAGATTGAGACCGCTATCAAAATATTTGATAAGTGGGAAAAGCGTGGTCAAAAGGTTGTCAAGCGTTATCGGGATGAGCGTGATGCGATAGAGATGCCAAGGATGAAGTTCAACATCCTATGGTCAAACATCCAAGTGCTTTACCCCGCCTTGTATGGTCGCCAAGCCAAGCCCGAGGTTTCACGCCGATATATGGATCAAGACCCCGTGGGTCGCCTTGCATCCACTATGCTTGAGCGTGTCATGGAATACGAAACCACGCAATTCGGTGACTTTGATGCCGCAATGAGTGGGGCGGTGCAAGACCGATTGTTGCCTGGTCGAGGCACGGCATGGATTCGCTACGAGCCGGTCATTGTTAATGAGCGCCCCGAATCAGTTGAGGGTGAAGAACAAGACGAATCTCAGGTTTATAACACCGTAGAAGACCCAACAGAGCGCATTGATGCAGCGCATAGCCCAATTGATTACGTCTACTGGGCTGACTTCTTGCATTCACCGGCTCGCACATGGGATGAAGTTTGGTGGGTAGCTCGGGCGGTCTATATGACCAAGGAAGAGGGCGTAGAGCGCTTTGGGGACGTATTCAAAAACGTCAGCCTTACTAGCTCAAACACTGACATGGACGGCAAGAATCCCATGACCGCCAAAATGACTTACGACAAAAAGGCAATGGTCTATGAGATTTGGAACAAGCGCACGGCAAAAGTTTGTTGGATTGCCAAAGGTTATCCACAGGCACTTGATGAGAGGGAGGACCCGTTAGAGCTTGATGAGTTCTTCCCATGCCCCAAGCCGTTGATGGCAACCACCACCACCGGCACGATGATTCCCGTTCCCGATTTTTGCGAGTACGAGGATCAAGCGCAAGAATTAGATAACTTAACGCAACGCATTTACTTGTTGACCAAAGCTTGTAAAGCGGTTGGCGTGTTTAATGCCGAGTTTAAAGAATTGGCTCGGATGTTTAGTGAGGGCGTAGATAACAAGCTATTCCCTGTCACCGCATGGGCGGCAATGTCGGAAAAAGGCGGCTTAAAAGGCGCTATCGACATGATGGACACCTCGCAAATCATCATTACCTTGCGTGAGTTGTATTCGGCTAGGGAGCAAGTCAAGCAAAGCATCTATGAAATAATGGGCATATCGGACATCTTGCGCGGATCGTCCAAAGCTCAAGAAACCCTTGGCGCTCAACAACTTAAAGCCAATTTTGGTAGCTTGAGGTTGAAAAGTAGCCAAGGCGATGTGGCTCGGTTTGCTACCGACATCTTTAAACTCAAAGCGCAAGTTATATGTAAGTTTTACCCGCCCGAGTTAATTGTTGAAATGTCGGGCGTGATGAATACACCGGATGGGCAAGACCCGCAAATGTTGCAAGCGGCGTTGCAAATGCTTTCCGATAGCACCATTCGGGATTTCCACATTGCGGTTGAAGCCGATAGCTTGGCTCAGATTGACGAGCAAGCGGAGAAGCAAGGCGCATTAGAGGCAATCCAAGGCATTGGCGCATTTTTGCGTGAAGCAATCCCAATGGTTACCCAAGCGCCCGAAACATTGCCTATGGCCTCCGAGATGCTATTGTTCTTGGTGCGCCGATTTAGGGCGGGTCGAGGGTTGGAGAGCGCCGTTGAAAAAGCCATGAAAGCTTTGCAAGACAAAGCGGATGCGGCTAAACAACAACCGCCAAGTCCACCGCCCGAGATGATGCAAATGCAAGCCGAGCAGCAAGCCGAGCAGATGCGGATGCAAGCACAAGCGCAGACTGAGCAGATGAAAATGCAAGCCCAAGCGCAAATTGAGCAAGGCAAGGCGCAGCTTGAGATGCAAATGCATCAAGCTAAAGTGCAGGCAGATATGCAATTGGCGCAAATGAAAGCGGACTTTGAAACCGCCAAACAAAACAACGAACTTCAAATTAAAGCCCGAGAAATGGCTGGAAAGGAAGAATATGAGCGATGGAAAGCAGAACTTGATGCTGCGACTAAGATCATGGTGGCAAGGATTGGTAGCAACCCTGGCCTTGACTTACCGGTCATTGAAGCAGCGTCTGCACAAATAACCAACGAGCTGGGCGGCACGATTGTCCAAGCTATGGACAAGATGGCGCTAATGCACGATCAAATGGCTAATATGCACGGCGAATCAATGCAAAACATTGGTAAGGCAATGCAACAACTGTCCGCGCCCAAGAAAGTGGTTAGGGGTGCTGATGGCTTAGTAATTGGTGTGGAGATAGCATGAGCCTTGTTTTAGCTGATCGGGTAAGACAGACCACCACTTCCACAGGTACTGGAACGATCACGCTAGACGGCTCTGTTGATGGGTTTCAGTCATTTGCGGTAATTGGCAACAACAATACGACCTATTACACGATTTCAGGCGGTACGCAATGGGAAGTTGGGATCGGGACTTACTTTAGCGGTACGCTGGCTAGAACAACGATAATTTCTTCATCAACCGGCTCAATACTTAATCTTGCCGCAGGCGCAAAAGATGTATTTGTTAGCTATCCTGCTGAAAAATCGGTTAATCAAGATGCCAATAACCGTGTTTTGATACCTTACACATCAGGCACAACCAATGTTGGCTCTTTAAATGTTGGTGACGCAACTGCACACACTGATTCGGGAGTAATAGCTGGGTTCACGGCAAGTGAGCCGTTATATCTTTACACAAGCCTGCAAAACACAAGCGCCAGCAATACCAGTTACGCAAGCTATGCTGTCAATGACGGCGGTCACACGGCTTACAGCGAGCTTGGAATAAATAACGCAAATTACAGTTACGCGGCTGCGGGATACCCAAACAATGGGTTTTCTTTACCTTTGGCAAGTTTTGTCGAATCGTATGGTGGCCCATTGGTTATGGGTAGTTGGGATAACCAAAAGATCAGTTTTATTATCAATGGCGCTGTCAGCACAACAGACGCTGTAACCATTAACACCAATGGATCGGTAGCGTTTAATGGGCAAGTGGGTACTGCGGGACAGGTTTTGCAATCTAACGCAACTGCTGCCCCGACTTGGGTTGATGCCGCCGCTAAATGGGGGGCATAGGTGTTTGGTTTTGCCTCATTTGCGGAGCTTCCATTTGCCACAATAGGCGTAGCAGTAGTTCCACCGCCATTTGAGACTCCACTAGGCGGTCACTTTGGCTTTGATGAGAAAAAGCGTGATGAACAATGGGCTAAAGACCAAAAGCTAGAGGCGCAACGTAAGCTAAAACTGCAAGAGGCATTGTTTGGTTTACCGCCTGAGGTAAGGGAAGAAATTACTTCAGCACCCGCGCAAACAATAGAGGTTGCGGTTAGAAAACAAATTGATTATGATTTGTTAATGCAAAGGGTTAAAACTCTTGAAGTTCGTGTTAAGCTAAAACGTGATGAAGAAGATGTCGCAATGCTTTTGGAGTTAATGTGAAAAGAACTTGGGTTTATCCATCAGACGGCAGCG